TTCTGTTCCTAGAGTATCTCCGTTTGCATTTTTATAAGTTAAAGATATTAGTTCTACATTAGCATTAGGGGCTAAAAAAGATAATGTACCATAATCATTAATAAGACATTCTTGAGTTTGAGGTGCATTAGAAAGAAACTTATCTGTCTGCGAACTTAAATTGAAAGTGCTTAAATTATAACCAAAATTAGAAGCTGTTGTTCCTACTCCCATTGTTAGTACATCTGAATATTTTAAATAACCATTAAACAAAGTAAATAATCCTGTATCTCTTTCTGTACCATCTGCTTTACTAACAACAGTTGGTCTTGTTACATCTGCTCCTAAATATTCTGCATAAAACCTAATCACCATATATCTTGTAGAATTATTGCTTAATGAATACTTATCTACTAAATGCAAAGGTCTAGGGTCCTCTTGTGTTACTACTGTTGTTTTATATGAACTACCTTGTGAAGCTAGATTATCTGCTGATACATAGTTTTCTACAATATTTCTAAAATCAAACATTCCTACTCCTGCATTGTTAGGTGTTGTCTTAAATGTTCCAATTAAATGAGTTGTATTATTAGGGTTTGGAGGTGTATCATCACTTATATAAACCTCTGCTGCAAACTTAACCTTTGTTTCAGTAGCTACTAAAAGTACATTAGAGACCACAAATATTACTTCTTGCCCAACAGGTAGTTGAGTGTATAAAGGTTGTTGTTCTATTATTGAATTTGAATATGCCATTATTTTACTGTTGTTAAACCTTCTATTATATCATTTTTTACTGCTCCTAATAAATCTGTACCAAAATCTTTTAATGCAAGTTCTAAAGGTCTTTGGAAAAAACTTATTCCTTGTATTCCTTTTTTCTTAATACTCCTAGCTATTAAAAAAGATATACTTTTTCTTGATATGAATTTGCCTTTTTCATCTCTTGGAGCTATTCCTTTTCTTACTATCCACTTATCAAGTACTCTACTTGGAGGTTGTTTTGTTGTATATTTATAAGGACTTGCAATTGTATTTCCTTTATAATCTTTAAAACTTCTCCTAACACTTGTTCCTGAAACACCTTTATCTACAAATGTTCCATAATCTAACATATAGAATTGTACTGTAAATCCATCAGAAGTTGTTACTACTTCAAATCTTATAGAATTATATAATTCCTTCCCTACATTCTTTTTCCCTTTAGTAAGATTTGTTCTTGATTGTTTTACAATATACTTACCAAAGCTATTTAAGTACCTTTCTATATTAGCTGTATTCATTATACAAGCCCAACAAATATCTCTACTCTAACATCAGCTGTTCCAACAGGTCTTACTTGAATACTACCTAATGCTTCCATTGTTCCAAAGCTAGGACTTGTATCTGCTTCTGCTAAAAGTATTTCATCACCTTCACTTAATATATGTGAATTTCCTGGAGTAATTCTTACTTGATACAAAGTAGCTGAACCAACAAAAGCAACTTCAATATCTTCTGTTGTGCTTAAGTTAGTGAGTCTAATATACTTTGTTCTATCCTGGTCGATAGCTCCTGATGATGTGTGAGGACTTGCTGCAAATGCTGCAACTGTTGTTGTATTAGAATGATAGCAAGATACTATCCTTTCAAATACATCATTTATTCCTGTTGTTGTTACTGAGTTTGATGAACCTCTAACAGAACCATTTAAGGTTACACTTTCTGATAGGGTTGTTACTAAGTCTGCCATAATTTTATTTTTTATCTATTTGTTTTAATTTATTAATTGCCCAATTTACTCCACTTGTACCACCCCAGGCATCCCACATAAGACCACCACATCCTTCTGAATATGGTACATCTTTATTTTGCTGATGTCTTTTGAATGATGCCATACGTGCTATTGTATCTCTACTTATAGGTTTTCTATCTGCAAGTTGTGAACTTCTTGTCCAGCCAACTCTTGTTCCACAATCACTACCATTTTCTTCTTTCCATTTCCTAGCACGTTTAGCATTGTTAGTTGCTGATTGAGGATAATCATTATAAGATTCTAGCTTGATGCTTATTGCTTCTAATTCTTCTAATACATCTTCGTATTTCATAATCTTATTGTTATTTTAAAAAATCCTATTTCTATTCTATATTTACCTATTCTAAATTTCATTAGTACCCTGCTCCTAAATCAGTTACAGGAATTATACAAGTATCAAAGTCATTCATAACCTTAACCCCTATTTGAAACACCCATCCACAACAAAGATTGTCAAACCTTTCTTGGAAAGGCTCTATGGTAAACTGATCTTGTGTAAAGTATAATGGTGCATTAATATCATTTGTTCCTTCTTGTGATTGTCTTGAACTGTGCCTTAACATTCCTATAAAATCTGTTGCTATTTCTAAGCATTGATTGAATACTTCTTGTTCATTGTTTTTTGTGTTTACTAATTTAGTAAGTAATGAATGTTGTTTAGTCTGCCAATCACTTTTTTCACTTACCATATCCATTATGAATAATTGAAAGTTATATACTAATTCTGAATCTCCTGTTGCTACACTAACAGGGTTTATATGCAGTAAAGGAAACTTCTCTAGTTTCTCTAAATTAATATCATATATATCTCCAATAGATACTGTTGATATTTGTTCGTGGTATTGCCCTAGTCTAGCTATTGTGTTTACTACGTTATTATATGTCTTATTGCTTACTGCCATATTTTACTTTATTTTGTGAGTTTAAATCTGTTTCATAACTTAGCCAAGTTAAACATTCTAACAAGCTAAGATTTGTTATTCTCTCTAAGTTTACTATTTCACCATTTGTCAATCTATACATTACTCCAAACCATCCCCACTTTTCTGCGAAGGATTCTGTTGCGACTGCATCTTCATTTCCTTCAGCCGTTCCATCAAATATGATGGCAAAGTCGTTAACAATACGTTCCCTAAATGATAAAAAAAAACCAGCGCACTTTGCACTTGCTCTGCTGACATCTTTTTCATCTGCTCTGCCCTTATTCGTATATTACCATCATACGCTGCAATAGTATAAACTCCATTTTCTCCACGTTCTGTTATTGGTCTATAAAGTATTGCCATCAATTCAGGTAAATGCTTTTCAATACCATTCTTAATAAATGTTTCTATATCTGCATATTCCCCTAATGTTATACTATCCAAATCAGGATGAAACCCATACTCCTTACCCTCTACCTCTATTATCCTTTTTAAAGAACTATTCTGCTTCTGTTGTAACTCAGCAACTCTACCCATTATAACTGCTACATCTTTTAATTCCAATTGCTTAATTAACTTCTTAGGAATATCAGACAAAGCTGCTATTGTTTCTGTTGCTTCACTACTCTTGCTTCCATTATGAAAGTCTATTAATTTCAACCATTTAGAAAGAGTTACTTCTGACCACTTATTGATTAGCTTGAACTCTTTTACTTTGCCCTGCTTCTTAATTTTGACCTTCATACAATATATAATAGAAAAAGTTAATATTTAGTTTAAAATGTTTATATTTGCCACGTTTTAGTTGTGAATCTTGTAAAAAGGGGGGTGTTAGTGGTTAGCATCCCTTTTTTTTATTGTACAAAATACTTACCTGCATTAGGGTTATCTAAATGATAAATTATATTATAGCGACAGGCATCAATTGAATGATTGTAATTATCTACAAATAATTTTGAACCCTTGTCTGCATAGACATAATTGTTTAATTCCTTAGCTATGTTTGTTGATTCAGGTGTTACTATTAATTCATAATCTAACATCCTTGTTATACCACTTTCAATAGTTCCTTTCTTTACTGGCTTTATGTTAACTCCTAAGTGTCTTAAATCTTCTATCAGTCTTGGCTCTGCTGAATCTGCTATTATAAGCTTATCACCTACCTTATCTAAAACTATCTTAGCTAAATCGTGTGATTTTAAACCATTCTTATATATATGTTCTTTTAAATATATTTTCTTATGCTTTTTATCAATAGCTACTTCAACAAGACTATCAGGATCAACTGAGAACCCAAAGTCCATTCCACAAGAAGTCTGCAATCCATCAGGATTAAATTCTCCTATACTCCAATTCTCAAACACAACACCTTCTGCTTTATCTAGCCACCCTCCTAATATCTTATGCTGATACTTCTTAAAGTTCCTATGCTTTATGTCTTTAATACGCTCTAAGAAGCTATTAGAGAGATTATCTTTGTTGTCTAGGTATGTACTATGGATATAGCATACATTGT